TGACGACTCATGCAGGAGTCTTTCTGCACTTGCTTGTGCAACAGACCGAGGGCTTTCGTTCGTTGCATCGCAGTCACCGGATCTTTCCAGATGCAAACCTCGGAATGGTAGACCCAGCCGGCAGACTCAAACGCACGTATTATGTCGCCTCTAAAATCCTGAATACCTATATAACCGTGCTTCGTTTTCGTTGTGGGCAGATTCATGCAATGCACAGAACAAAGACGGCCAGGCTTTGTGACACGCAATAGTTCTGGAACTAGGAACCCTCCGAACTGAGTCCAGAACTCGCCGTAATCGCTACTGTTGCCCATGTCACGCTCGCTATTGCTGTACGTGTACAGACTGGCAAACGGTGGACTAAAGACAGTGAATCCGATTGACTCGTCAGGAATGCCTTTGATGACTTCGCAGCAGTCACCATTGAACAGCGTGAACTCTTCGCCAACTGACTGATCTAAGCACGTAACCATTGCGGAATCTCCATTTCTTGAGTTGGGTTGTAACTGTTGGTCTTTCGCTCAACGCCTTTTATATTCGCCTCAGACATCTCTGACATTGCTTGCACAATGCCATCGAACATCGCTGCGGCGTCACTCTCTTTTCGCATCAGGTTTCTGATAACTGCCGATTCTGCCTCGCTTGAGACGTAGTGAACTTTCACAGTCTTTGATTGCCCAAACCGATAAAACCTGCGGATCATCTGATACCATTGCTCCCAGCTATCTGTCGGGAAGATGGCAGTGTTAGGGCAATGCTGCCAGTTGAGTCCGAATCCTCCAATCTTCGGCTTGGTTATCAGCACTCTGGTGTTCCCAATCGTGAAGTCTTGCAGTCGAGATTCCTTCTCGTCGGTCTTGTGTCGACCAGCAACTTCAACGGCATCGGGGATCGCATTGTCGAGTCGTTCGCCTTCGTCGTTGAGATTGCACCAGATAACCCACGGCTCATCTGATTTGTTGACCATGTCGGCAACTTTTGCCACCCGATCATCAATGCTCAACTTGCGTGCCTGGCGTCGTTCAGCAAGCGTCGACGCTTCCTGTGCGAACAGCATCCCGTCAAATGGAAGATCACATTCGACATTGTGCTCCACGTATTCGATGGGAGGCAGATCGTATCCATCGTCCGAATAGCCGATGTCAGATGGAGTCCTGATCATCACTGCCCATTCGGCCATCCATCGCCAAAACAAGTCGCGTGCATGGCCTTTGAGTCTCCATTTGCTTGTGTCACCCCCGTCATGAATAAAATACTGAGCCAGCATCTCAGAACGAGACATGATGCCGATGAACTCAGATTGGTTTCCGATCTCCATGTGGTCATTCGGAGCCGGCGTGGCTGTCCATGTTTGGCGTAGTGGGCAATCGGCAAACATGGAGAGCAGTTGTTTGCGAATTTTGCCGTCGACGCTCTTAATAATTGAGCCTTCATCAAGAATGACTGCCCCGAAAACATCTGGGTTGATCAAGTGCAGTCGCTCATAATTGGCCACGTTAATACCAGGCTGAACGTCTTCCCCTGACTTAATAACTGTGACATCACATTCGATCTCAAATTTTGCCGCCTCTCGTTTCGTTTGCTCCGCCACTGCGAGAGGCGTAAGAATCAGCACAGGCTTATCTGTGTGCTTCACAAACTGCCTGGCTGATTCAAGCTGCTGAAAGCTCTTGCCAAGTCCACAGTCCTCGAACCCGCCAAAACGGCCCATCTTGCAAGCCCAACGCACAATATCGGCCTGCCAATCAAACAGATTTGAGTTCAGGTCTTCTGCTTCAAAACCTGACGGCTCAAACTTCCTATTCTTTGACGCAATAAACTCATCGTAATTCATGATGCCTCCCTCGTTTTCTCCACCCATTCGATCAGCCATTTCGAGCAGACTTTGCGGCCCAGCTCACGCTGCAAGATGGCCTGACGATGCAATTGGCCGATCAGAACATGCAGGTCTTCCAGTTTCTTCTGAGGATCGAGCGTGCTATCCGCCAGCGGTCTTGATTTCCTTGGCATCGGTAACGGTAACTCCAAACAAAAAAACCCCGCCAGAGCTGTCGGGAACCACTACGATCCCATAACCCTGGCAGGGTTTAATGCGTCAAATTGTGTGTAGTGGTTTTGACGGCAGCAATATAGCAACCATTCAGGCCGCGTCAAGAACTCTGGATACAATTTGCACAGACTTGGCCCGTGTCCAGATCGTATACCGTGTCTTTTGCCTCTCCGCACTGGCTGCACAGGAAGACGGCCAGAGAGGCTGTTGCTGGAGCCTTGACCGTCAGTTTGTCGATGATGGCCCGCAGCCGCTCGTTCTCCGCATCAGCTTCTTCCAGCCTCCGGAGTGCATCTCCAAGCCAGTCGCCTACGGCTGTGTTGCGGATGCTCATCGCACATTTCAGCCTCGCCTCTGCAACAAAGTCTGTGTTGTCACTCATATGCGGCTTCTCCTTCTTCAAAGTCTTTGCAGTGTTCTTTTGGGGCGAAGTCGCAAATATCTAATTCTATTATCTCGTGTTTTTTTAAGCAGTAAGCTGATGGTGGATAATCGTAATTTCTATCTTCGACTATTATGCAATAATTGCAGTCTTGGCAGTCTTGTTTTGGTTGGTCACTCATCGCACACTTCTGCCGGGCCTGCGCAACAAATTCTGTGTTGTCACTCATCGTCGCCACAACCGTCTGGAACCAACCGAATTAACCGGCTGATGCAGTCGACAACGGACTCTCCATCTAACGGCCCATCGTTGTCCCACATCCCATCGCCGTGCTCGTCGGTGAGAATGAGGTACGGTCTAATCGAGCCACCCTGCAAACGAATCGTCAGATCCCAGTCGTCGGGCAGACGATCCAGAACTTGCTGAAGCAACTCGCCCGGAATTGTCCACTTTTTGTGTTCGTCGCTCATAGATTTCTTAGCCTTTCAATTTCGTCAGACAGTTCGATCAGTTTATGCGTCAGATCGTGGTTACGTTTAGCCAATCGCTGCCTCTCTGCCGACTCGCGTTCCGCTTCTGTAAATAGTTCGCGCAACCACTGAATTGCAGTGTGCTCAGAGTAGTCGTTGAGTAGTTCGCGGAACGTCCGAATTTGACTGTCGACTGCGTCACTCACCCTGCACCTCCAGTGCTTCGCGTGCGATGATTGACGCACCTGTCTGGTCAGCCAGCTCAGTCAACAATGACTGATGCGTAATGATCTGACGCAACGCCTCTCGCAGCCGCTGGTTCTCGGACTGAAGACGCTCAATCTCGAATCGACGATCTGACGCCAGCTTGAACCACTTGTGCCCAGTCTGTTCAGCTGCCAGTAATTCGTCCTCCGACTTCAGCAGCCTGACAATCAGCTCCTGCATGTAAACGCCCGCCGCAGTGTTCCTCAGCGTCATCTCACACCGCTCTCGCACCCACGCACAGAACTCGGAATCTGTCATATCGCATGTGACACGCGACCAAGCATTAGTGTTTTCACTCATCGTCACCACCCTCCAGTGCTTTATTCGCGATGCTGACCAACGTGATGACAACTGGGTCGTCATCCACCAGACGAGCGATTCTCTCTAACGCCTCTCGCAGCCGCTCGTTCTCGGCTTGAAGTTCGGTGATTACGACCAGCGTTTGTGCCGCCTTGCCGGACTCAACACCAGCCCAATTGCTTGGTCTCAGCCAGTGCAACACGTCTGTTAAATCACTCATCGTCACCCTCCAGTGCTTCGCGAACTGACTTCATAACTTTCTTGGTGTGCTCGCACGCTTCGCACTCACCGCACTGACCGCCGTTGTGCAGATGAGAGAAATTGCACCATCCGAACGGCATGTGCGTCGTCTTGTAGAGAAGCTCCCGCAGCTGGGCGTTCTCGGCTCGCAGCTCGGCGACCTCAGCATCTCGCTTCTGAATGTGCTGATCGCGACCAGAAACGTGCTTGCTTTCAGTTTCCAACGCATCCCGCAGCCGCTGGTTTTCCGCTTGGAGTTTCTCAATCCTGCCACGCTCGCACCTGCGGCACTCACAATCCTTCCAGTGTTTTCCAGCCATGCCATTTGCCCTCCTGTTTTCTCAGTAATCGAAATCTGGATTGCCGTTGACAGCCAAACGGACCATCAGTACGCTGCTGTTCCAGCAGCAGCGTCTGGTGGTCCGATGGCATGGCAACGCCAGCCTCAGAACTCAGTGATCGTACCAGACAACTGGTAAAAGCTCTTCGGAGCTTTGCCTTTCATCTCAATTCGCCCTGCCTCGACTGCCCGCTTCAGCAGTCTCCCCATGCTTCCACCTGTCGGCAGTGGCAACCCGCCGCTCTCTCCGATCCAATGGCCGGAAATCTCCTTTTTGCTGCTCTTGCCATGCTTCCGCAAGATCTTCCGAACCACATCAATCATCTCGTCAGTGCTGGCGTCTGTCTTCTTCGGCCTTTCCTTAAGAAGCCTACGTGCCGCCTGTTCACCATGACTGTACGTCGGCATTGATCCCATCGGCACCCATAGTGGATGACTTCGTACCATCGGAATTGCATCAATCGGTGCCCAGCTCCGCAGGGACGCCTGAAACAGCATTATTTCATCTTGTCCTTCTTCCTCACTTCTTACCAAAGTTGCATGAGTATCGACCGCTCGACTCATCGCACCAGCACCGCTGCCGATGTCAGTGTTCGCCTTGCCGGCCTGGCTGCCTTTGGTCGTATGATGAATCAAAATGACGCCGGCTTCGTAATGGTCTGCCGCCTCATCAATCGCGTTGTAGATTTCCGCCATCTCTCGATTGCTGTTTTCGTCCTGTCCGCGCGGCACTGCTCTGTAAAGTGCGTCAATCAGTACGATGTCTGGTCTGTGCTCCGAGATCTCATCTGACAGGTTGTTGACGCTCCAACCTTTTCCACGCACTGGAAAGGCTTTGTAATCAGCAAGCTCTGATGTCGGGACGTTCATCGCTTCCGCAACCTCTCGGATGCGATTGCTGAGCGTCTCTGGATGTAGCTCCGTATCAATGTGCAGAACGCGGCCTTTCGTTGTCTCAAATTTGCTCAGCCACTGGCGTCCAGTGGAAATGCAGATCGCCAGACCAATCGCCAGCCAGCTTTTCCCGATCTTGGTTCCGCTGACCAGATTCATCGTTTCGCCGCGTCTAAGCAGGTTTTCGATAATCGCCGGCCGCATCTCTGGGAATTGTTCGATTAGTGCTGACACTGGCAACGCAGATCGGCCTTTTGTCGGCCGCTGACGGCCGGCGTCCCTGACAAGCTGGATGGCTTCGTCATAGTCAAACTCGCCGCTGGCGACGAAACTCCTCATCTTCTGGACGGTGTATTGAAGCTCTCGCTTCTCATAAGCTGCTTTGATTGCATTCGCGTAGTGTTCCGCATTGTGAACGCCTGGCGTTGATTCAAGCGTGTGAATGATTCGCGGGACGCCTCCGATGTATTCCAAGTCGCCGGTTGCGGCTAGGTGTTCACCCAGTGTCACAGCGTCAATTGGTGTCTCAGCCAGTTGCATCGCGTTGATCGCTTTGCACAGGGTGCGATTTGCCGCATCAAAAAACATGTCAGCCGTTACACTAAACTTGTGGCTCCCAGATCCCATCAGTACCAGGCTGCCTAGAAATGCTGCTTCTGCCTCCGTTGCTGTGGCTGGATGTGTCAAAGCGTCGATCCTTCTTTTCTCTGTAGGTAAAAAAACCCGCCAGACCGAAGCCTGACGGGCGAATGCAAATACTTGTCAATCAGAACAGGTCGTCTGGAATGGAAGTGATCGGCTCGTCTGCTGACTTGGCATCGGCTGGCTGTTGCAGATACTTCTTCACTTCACCGTACTGCGGATCTCGCTTCTGTGGCCCGCAGATTGCCCGCACCGTGCGGCCGATCAGTTCGCTGGTGTCGTCAGCGTCTGGAATGCCGGCGGCGTACAGCAACTGAGACAGCCGCTGCAATCCGATCTCCTGTGCCTGCGCGGATGTGGCGTGCTTCAGCCAGATCCTGTCGTATTGCAGTCGATTGTTGTCCTTGGAACTTGTCACCTGAAGCTGAACGACCAGCCGCGTCCGGTTGTCATCCATAACGTCGATTTCGGCGTCAAGAATGCCGAATGTGTATTCACCGTTCAAAGGCTCGTAACTTTCGGACTTGTGATCCGATGCGTTGAAGTTGCTTAAGTTTCCCATCTCTATTTACCTTCCTTCTGAAGTTTGCTGGCCAGTGCATCTCGGAATGCTGAAAAGCTGAAAGGCAGTTCGTCAGGCAGCCCCGCCCGATTCTTTGCCTCATGCGTCGGCTTCGGCGTGCATTTCAGCACCGTCTCTGAAGACCCTGTGGCGATCTTGCGAGTCTTGCCGAATCCTTGGTCTTCCTTCTTGACCATCGTCTTTCGAGTAGCAAAAAGAACATGGTCGCACCATTCCTGCACAACAGGATTCACCAGCTTGTGCAGTTTCGGCTCCCAGCGGTCGTAACTCTCCTCGCCAGGATTGTTGACCGCTCTAACATGAGCGTGGCCGATGAGGATGACGTTTTTACCACAGGCGATAGAACCGTCAAGCACCGTCAGGAGCTTCTGCACCTCCTCCAGTGCCAGGGTAAAGCCTTTGCCGTAGCCGGGAGTTTCAATGGACTCCCAGTTATGGCGTTTGACTAAGTCTTGCCATACCAGATTCTGTGCCCAGTCGATGGAATCAATGACAATCCACCGCGTCTCAGAATCTTGATTAAAAATCTCTATTCCTTCGTAAACGTCAGCCATGCTTTTGCATAGCGGCGTCTTGACGCAGTCGATGAAGCTCAGACCGTCTTCGGTCTGGACAAAGCCTGCACCCGGTGCCTGGCTAGCCCAAGTGCTTTTGCCTTCGCCGTGTGATGCGTACAACATCACTTTCTGCGGCCGTGGTGTTCGGCCTCTGATCAGTTCCATTTGCCTTCCTTCCTTCTGAAAAGAACTACTTTCCTTCCGATACTTCTGCTCTCAGATGTTCCGACAGCTCCTGTCGGAAGATTTCCAGGCATTCGAGATTCATTGTCCAGGCTGCGGAATCTGGCCTATATGTTTCCTGATTTCGTCTGGCCCGTTGCAGCCAGTACAGCGTCTCTCGCTTTGTTCTTCCGTTGATTTTCATCGGTTTCAATATGGCCAGTTTTCCGACTTGGCCAGGTCGCTCTACCGAGAAGCACCCGTCACCCCTGTTGCCGTCGTTGGGTCACCGGGCAGGAGCGTGACCAGTCCAGGCCACTCAGCAAACGTCAGCACAACGGCTCACAGTGACGCCTGCCGCTACCGAATGTGTCGCTTGTTAATCGTGTGAATCCCAATGCCGTTTTCTCTCAGCCACCGCTGACGGTCCAGCGGGTTGTTGATGTCTGGAAGTTCGATCTGTGTCGAAAGCTGTTTCCAGATCTCATTTACGTATCGGGTCATCGCTTCGCTGCGTTTGTGCATCTCCACATTTGTCAGGGATTCCATTCTTCGCCCCTCAGCATTGCGGCCAGTTCCATCAGATCGCCAAGTCGGACTGTGATCAGCCATTCTTGACCTTTGTGTTTTGTGCTCACCTGACGACTGCCGACAATCGGCAGATGATCAGATTTCTTGTCTTGCACCGCCTGCTCAATGGCCCCCTGGATATTCGGCCGCGCACCATACTTACACTCGATGTGCAGCCTTGGCAGGCTTTCGCAGGTAACGTCTGACGTTCCTTCGGTGCCGCAATACTGCTGAGTTCTGCGAGTGATGTAGCCCGTTTCAGCCGCGAAGTGCTCAGCGAATTCCCTTTCACCCCTGCTTCCTTTTTGCTTGCTGTTGGTCACTGCACCCTCACCACATTGACGCCGCCGTATTCCATGACCTGCTTTTGTGCTCTCCAGCAGTGCCGGCAGAGTACCTGATATTCCAGCCGCTCCACCTGGAAGCAGATCTCTGAGCCTTCCAGGTCGCTCATCATACTCCACACGTAACACTGACCGCCGTGCAGGTGCTCCACACCCGTCAAGAACTTGGCGTCATTATGACAACGCTGGCAATGCCAGCCGGTTCTACTTCGCGGCATGGTTCTTCTCCTGAATGCTGTTCCAGACTTCACCGCGATGCACATCCAGATCACGCGGTGCATCAATTCCAATGAGGACTTTGTCGCCTCTCATTTCAACCAGCGTGATCGTTATCAGATTTTCGCCAGTCTTATCATCCCCGATTACGATGGTCTCATTTGCGTGACGCGATAAAACAAGCATTCTACAACCTCCCTGTGTCTTTCAGCTCTCGCCTGTATTCCAAAATAGTGTGCTCCGCACACTCCAGAACCTCTGCCACTTTCGCTGCGGAAGCACCAGCCAGCAGCATGTCAATCGCCGCCTGTTTGTCGACTCTTCGCGTTGGCTTCCGCCGTCTGGCAACGTCGGCCGAATCCAAGATCTTGTTGACAGTCTCGCTACGGATGTTGAACTTGCCCGCGATGTGCTTGATCTTTGCGCCGTGCCGATACATATCAACAATGTCGGCCAATTCGTCGTTTGTCAGATCTGCCCGCCGGCGATAACCCCAGCGGAGCTGTACAGCCTCTTTCCGCGTCTGCTCTGGTTCCTTCTGGATCGGAAAGCCGTCAAGCAATGCCTGTTTGTCAATTCCGTTCCTGCGGATGTAATCCGCCAGACCAATGTCATAGACCACGCCCTGCCCTCCTGAACTGGGCGGCCCGCTCTTCAGCGATCCGCCGAGCCTCTCGCCTTCCATTGCCAACTCCGTAGCATGTTCCAGGCGTCAGCCATCTAGCCGCTTCCAGAGCTGATGTTGTGCAAATCCGCTCGATGCCGCTGTCAATCCAGACAACGCTCGTCCAACGCTCCATCATTCATCCTCCCTCCAGCTAGCCATCACAACAAAGGCAAAAACAGCCAACGTGACGGCCAGAACAGCGTTTGGCATTTCATCGCCTTCCAGGTTTCTGTGGCTCACTCAGCTGCTTCTGTACGGATTCTGGCAAGTTGGCCGCGCCACATTGTCTCAGCCAGTCACTCAGCGGGACGCCGTCCCGCTTTGCGGCCGCTTGGAATGCCTGCCGCCAGTCCGGCGGCAACGTGATGTTTACCCTGCTTGAACGAATCATCTGCTCTCTTTCTCACCAGCCATCGCCATCGCCATTGCCATCGCCATTGCCATAGCCATTGCCATTGCCATTGCCATTGCCATTGCCATCGCCATAGCCATCGCCATAGCCATAGCCATTGCCATTGCCATCGCCATAGCCATAGCCATTGCCATTGCCATTGCCATTGCCATTGCCATTGCCATTGCCATCGCTGCCTATGATTATCCAGTCCATTCTACCAACCCCCAGTCACGGCGATTGACACAATTGGCGTCGTCCTGACTGTGCCATACGTATCAATCACAGTCTCCGACGTTGGCCCGCTTGCCAGTTCTCCAAGGCCGCAAGTTGTGCCCCATCTGCGGATATTCCTAGCGTTTGTGATGATCACACTGCCGTCGTCTTGGTCTTCGCATTGACCAACGAAAATCCATCCACGATCCGCCACAATAATCCGCATGTCACCAATCTCTGCGGTCACCGAATCCGCCCGCACATACTCCACGCCATCAATAATCATTTTGCATTTCTCCAAATTGACCAGACTTGAGCCAGACCAGACAAACAAATCAGCAATGTGCCAATGTGCGTCAGTATCAAGCCTGTGAACCATTGACCGTGAATCACTGGTATCGCTCCTGCTCAAATTCCTGCGTTACAGCGTCGACTTGCAATCTGGACAATGACATCCGCAGCCACTTACGTCAGCTTCCGGCGTCACTAACGTCCCACACTCAAAGCACCCAACGAGTGATTCATTGTCCCAAACCCGAACATGATCAACGCGGCAGAGAACGTAATCGGTAATCACCCAGCACAGAAACCCATCATTGTCAGTTGTACAACCGTCGAAACGTGCTTCACCCGATGCGATCCGACTAACTGCTTTTTCACGCTCGATAATCATCGTTTTCGCTCCCGCGTTACGGCCGCCCCCGTAGGGGCGGCCTTAGTTGTGTTGTTTAAGCAATCCGAACGCCGCCGTCCCGCAAGTCGAGAACGTAAAGCCTCCGAGCGGTTGCAATGTCGTAGCAGCGACGGCGGTAGTGCATGTCTGGTGCCCGTGCCGGAATGTCAATTGCGATTGAATCGCGGTCCGCTTGGTGACCAGTCACAACTGGGCGATAGTGAACGATTCTGCCGTCGGCTCGTCTGATAGTTGCGTGAGTCATTGTTTTGCCCCTGTGTTTGAGTGTTGTTTGTGTCTCCGATGGTTAAACAATACACACTGAATCGACCGCTGCAAGAATAGTGTGTATAATTTCTGCCCAGATTTTGAAATTAGTGTGTATTGAATGCAAAGAGGCCGCCAGTTCCCTGCTGGCGGCCTCGGTGAGATTGATGCGTTCAATCTCAAAAACGCTACGACGGTCCAGAATTGCACTCTGATTCAATGGCTGCAAAGCTGCGAATGACTTCGAGCAATGGCAGAGTCTGGATGTGTTCGCACAGGTAGTCGAAGTGCGCCCAGATTCTCCAGCCAGCCGCTCTGGCTCGCTGGCAGAATGCGAAGTCACAGCCAACATCAACGGTGCCGTCTGTGTTCCAACGTCGGGCGAATGGCTGCTGGTCCCGCAGAGACTCAATCACTCGACGACTGACCAGGAAAGAGCCGGAGCCAATTGCGTCGACTTCCTGCAACCCTTGCCATTCGGACGGGTCGAGTGGTTTGAACCCCTCTGGCACTTCACGCAACGCATTAAAGTAAAACGGGCGGTCGCCCAGCTTCGCAGAATGCCAGACTGGCGTCGGAAGGCCGATAATATCCAGATCCAGGTCGATCAGATCCAGCGGGTTACGTGTCGGCGGATTGTCGTCGTCCATTGACAGCCAGTAATCTTCGCCACCGTCCAGAAAGTCATTCATGCAACGGTGAAGATTGTTGACGTATGGCGAATGCGTCGGGCAGTCGTGGCGGATCTGGTGCCGGCTGTCAGAAAGAATGCGACAAATGGCAAAGTGAACTAGCTTGTGGATGTTGCCGCTGCCGTTTGGACAGGTCACATACACTCTAGCCACGCCCCCGCCTTTCAGCCGCTCTTCGCTTCAATCTTTCAGACTCAGTATCGTTGGTTTGTAGTTTTTTAGACTGCTTGTATCCTGACCAGCTTTTTGTTGCATTCCTGCGCCTGCCCGGTTTGTTGCTCTCAACATTAAGGGAATCTGCATCATCAGCATCAGGTTCAAGTCCGGCGGCTCTTTTGGCTGCAATTAATTGCAGTGCTTCTAGATCATACTCAATTTCTGGATCTGACGCGGTCACGTACTGTTCGTAGAATAACCCAGCTTCAACATCTGTCAGAACATCACAAACATCAGGAAACTGTTCTACGGCACTTTCCGCGAAACCAAATGGCACTGTCAACAAACCAACCCAAAACCCTTTCGGGCTGTGGTCGTCACTGTCTCTATGACTGCTTGTCTTATCGTACAGCCATCCGCCGTATTGATCGACAAAATGCGACCAATCCATCCCCCCACGCCTCCCTGCGGATATTGTGTTGAAGGCTGGATATCTGTGTCTGCCTCTTGAATCAATCCCGATTTTTACCTTTAGGCAGACAACGCTATCCATAGTTTAGCTCTTCTGTGTTTATTGACTGGGACGGAGCTAACCCCCCCGAGGGAAAATATGGGCCACTGTTTTTGATTGTGCTTGAAAACTGGCCGCTGTAGTGGTTTGCTCTCGAATTCTCTTCTGAAAGGTAACCATCCAAAACACGGCAAGGATCTTGCGTCCTATCGCCGCTACTAAATGCTATTGATGTTTTTACGGTTGATGTGTACTGGCCAGACAATAACTTCCAATCATTGGCGACAGCATCGGAACAAATCGTCGTGTCCGTCTCATCCCATGTTGGGTACGTATAGTCTGTGCTGCCACTGATCGACTCGATGTTTAGACTGGTTTTGACAGTTGATGTGAATGCACCACTCTGAAGATAAAGAAAGTTGTTGTTCCTGAAACCAAATTCGTCCTGATCCCAACCGCACCACATCGTATTGACACCATCCCAACAGCCCGTCGACATATCGTAAGTAGACGAAACGTCATAACTGCTTTTCACCGTTGTTGTGAATAGACCACTCCAACGATACATAGACTCCGAAGATCCGCCATTCCATGAACTGAAAAAGCCAAACGAGTTTGATCCGTCGTGTCCAATTCCGCTAGGGGCGTCAGTGTACGATGAAAAGTCAGCCGATGTTTTTACTGTTTGTGTGAAACGTCCAGACGTTATAAAAAACCAAGGGTAAGTGCTCGCGGCACCGTTTTTGTAGATGCCCATCGTGTCTTCGTTGGCCACCTGGTCGAAAACAGCCTCCCATGGAGAAGCGCAACATGGACAATCAACACCGCTCATAATTGTTTCGGGTATCCCCTTTGAGAATAAGACGCAATGACGCTGACGCCTGCACCGCCAGTCAGAGACCCCCAATCTGAAACAGGGAGATTGATTTTTCCATTCTTTAGGTTTTCAACGAATTCAATCTCTATTGTAGCGTCTGGAAATGGGCCGCCCGTTACAGTCACATCATCAACCGCAATCTCAGTGTGAGTCTCTAATTCAGTTTTCACTTCAGCGGCTGTATCGTCAAAATTAAACGTCAACGTCACTTCTGCGTCATTGACTGTCAAATCTGTGTCAAAAGTGCCTCCGGTTGGCGTCCCAGTCATCGTTAATTGAATTTTGCAATTCTCAGCCTTACAGCCGCCGCCTTTGACCCATCGAGCACGGCCAGGGTCAAGCGTCTTCAGCCGCGCGACCTCTGCACGCACAACCTGTTTGAGCTGCATGACAGCCTCTGGCCCCAACGTGTACCGTTCAACCATTGCTACGCCTCATAGACGGTGATGCGTACTTCACAGGCCGCCGTGTCTGCTTTCATCCGTAGCGTTGCACCAGGGTTGTAATTGAAGATCGCAGGAAACGCCGGCTCCGATGCTGACGGCTTGGGCTTCAGCCGGCCGATGGCCTGCATGTTATTGCTGCCGTCCTTCTTGCCCCATTCAACATAGTTGGTGCCGTCCAGATTCTGCATGATGCAGATACCCTCTGTGGTCAGCTCTGCAAGCGTTACGTCTTCCTCAGTGGTCCCAATGTTGACAATGTTGGTCCAGACTCCCTGTGCTGCCTGGTCAATCTGGACCAGCCCAGGGTTGAACGAATCTTTGAAGCCAGCGTTATTGATTCTGAAATTGCAGGTCAGCGTGATTTCGTCAGCCATTGGTGGTTTTCCTTATCCAGAGATCCCCGGCAATGCCGCAAACGACAGGCTAGGGTATATGTCGTAATCAAGAAACACAGCCGAAGCCACCGTCGGATCAGTTTGTGCCTTCCCTGAACCATCGAGCAGGACCGGCGCTGTCGGCTCACTGCCGTCTGCTTCGTTGGTGATCTGCTGGAGCTTGTTGTCGTCGTCCCGCTCTCGGAATCCCTGATCGAGAATTTTGAATCCCCAGCCGTCGTTGTTCAAATGGATTGTCAGCGTGACGATTCGGAACGTCACATCATTTCGCTGCCGAATTGGACTGACGCTAACTTGCTGGCATTTCGCCTGTCCAGCAGCCACGCTCAACCCATCAACATTGATGGCATCCGAATTCACAGCATCCTGATAACTCAAAATCCAAGTCGGAACAAAAGCCTCATTGGATGTGATCGTCACCGTGCGTCGGCTGTTGTCACGCATGATCGGCGGATCGAATGGATCGCCCGCACTGTTGACGATGCCCTGGCCATTTCTGTCAGTGTCAGCCACTTCCTGAAATTGTTCAGTTGCCCACTGGTATTCGATGGGATCGTCCAGCGGAGAATCGCTCGCTTCACGTTCATTTGAATAGGTGGCCGTAACAGTCCAGAAGTAAGGCGAAGCACCTTCGTTGCGTGCCCGCAGACTGTTGCAATAGCTTGACGGGTCATTCGGGTAAGGCTGGCCCAGGAACGGCAACGCGGCAGCCTGAAGGACTGTGACTTGATCGTCAAATCTGTTGTCAGTCCTCACGCGGTAAAGTTGCGTATGCGTGATGCTGCCGCTGAGATCGCCGCCGCCTTCGCGGCCGTCCCAGATTTTACGTGCCCAGGTTACGGCCATTATGTAAATGACTCCACGGTTTTCTGATCGAACATACTGCCCTTGATCAGTTGGTTTTGTTCGTCCAGTTTGTCGTTTGTCTTCTTCTGTTCGCTCAGTTGTTTTTCGCCAGTGCTGCCACGGCCGAAGACATTACGAACAATCGAGCTGAACGCGCCTGCACTGCCAGCCGTTGCAGCTCCTGCAAATTGTACCTGCCGCTGTTCTTGCTCGTCTTCCAGATTGCCGGCCAGTTTCGGGCCAGCTTCCCTGAAGCCTTGCCACATACCATCACTGACACTCTCGGCCACTTTCGGCACTAACTCTCTGCCGATGCCGCCAGGCATGCCCGGAACGGCACGGCCGCCGGTTGCCCCCGCAAGTAGATCCTGTTTGATCACAAAGCCTGAAGCCGCAGCCTTTCCGACTTCTTCGCCGGCTTTCTTCATGTCTTGTTCTGCCAGAAACTCTTTTGAAATCGCCGCTCTCGGTGCGAACAAATCAAAGACGCCCCCCAGAATTCCACCGGCACCCGGCTTTTCCTCATTGTCAAACTGATCAAGCGGATTGCCGAAAACTAATTCTTTTGCCTTCCTAATTTGTTCAACGCCTGCACCGATAGATTCCGCCCATTGTGCAACACCTTCTGCCATACTTGCCAGCAATGGCTGCATTGCCTCCAATGTTCGCAACAATGCCTCACCGAAGATATCCGCGAATACTAAACCGATTTCCATTCCTATTTCCGCCAGCTTTAGCATTGCGGTAATAATCGGTTTCAGACCTTCCAACAGCCTTTGTAAATTCGGCAATAGACCTTCTTGGATGAATGTTGTGATACCTTTCATTCCGTCTTTGAGATTAAACGTCTCTATGATGAAATTCCCGAACTCAATAGCCATAGCTTTGACGTTATCTTTTAACGTCGAGAATACGCCCTCTGTCGTTTGGCCGACTCGTTTCATTCCGTTCTCGTAATCTCCGCCGGCCGTCGTCATGTTCCGCATTGCCTGCATTACAATTTCAAAAGAAACCTTACCTTGTGATGACATCTTCTTTGCTTCACCGCCAGTAACTCCCATGACTTTTCCAAGTTCTTCCCAGATGGGAATTCCTGCACTAGAGAGCTGCAAAGCGTCCTGACCCATTAGCTGCTGTGCAGTTCTTACTTGGCTAACAATGTTTGCCATTCTCTCCAGTTCAATGCCAGAAATAGCTGAGATATCCCCCAGAACCCTAATTGCGTCCATTGCCTCTTCGGCACTGAAGCCAACCGCAAGAAGGTTTTTAACTGCTTTGGTAATGCCAGGCACTTCAAATGGCGTAGCCGCTGCAAATGTGCGGATTTCTTTCATTAACTCCGCTGCTTGCTTTGCACTGCCTAGAATCACTTCGAGCTGTATTGCCATTGTTTCCATCCCGGCGGCCTGCTGCACTGATGAAACTACCGCTCTGGTAAACGCACCGATCAAGGCCGTAGCTGTTCTATATGCCACGCCAACAGCCGCAGCAGCAGCGGCCATTCT